AAAAATTTGAGACCCTGTCTGTCCAGCACCAATTAACTTATTAAAGAAATTACCAACAGTACTTTGTCCAAAAGCCAATGATAATTGTTGTATTGTTGTTGGTTGTCCCGGATTAACAGTAGGGTCAAAATAAGAACCTGGTATTGTAGATGTTGGCAAAATACTACCACCTAATCTTAACGCAAAATTAGCTGCGGCTAAAATTGGATTTGCGTTTACCGTGATTGTGTAGTTTGGTTCCAATAATGGAACATTTCCTGATATAATATTAACTAAATCAGAACCACTATTAATATTTAAAATATTGGCGTGACCTATTGTGTCTTGATAAATTTGTGCCGCAATCCTTTCTTCAAACTCACGTCTAAGTGTTTGAGCCCCTAAACGAGCAATAAAACTATCTTGGCTTAACGAACCATTACTACCTGAAGGGTCAGGAGATAATAATATAGATAAAGGACTATAAAATGATGGTACAAACGTAGTTGGATAGGGTTGATTGTTATAGTTGTTTGTGGTTTGTGGTTTGTCTAATGAATTAAAAAATTCTGCACTATCAATTTGTGTTTGTGAACCATTTGAAAAAACATTAAGTGGTTTCCATTTTTGAGATTCGGGTAATGATTGGTCAACAATATGAGCATCTTGAAATCCATATTCACCTTCATTCGATTTGGTATTCATCAACGCATTTGGGTCAGGAACTTGTTCATAACCACCCTCATTACCGTATTGATTAAGAGGATACAATTGATTTGCAAATGATGGGATATCAATTAATTGGTCAGGACTATCTTGAACCGAGGTATCTGATTGAATGTATTCTGTATCAATTGGTTGCGTAGGTCGGTTAGGAGACTTAGCATAAGGTGTTAAGTTTCTAACAATAAGTTTCTTTCTGAAACCATCCGAATTAATATAATCTAAAGGACTTCCCATTAATTACTTTATTAATAAATAGATTGAGGGTTATTTTTTATCATTAAACCGTAACTTCTTTAGGTGCTTTAGTTGGATTACCAGGATTAGAATTATTATATGATGTTTGTGCAAATGCTGTAGAGCGTAATGTACTTGTAATAGCCTTAGTAACTTGTTCCATTTGTGATGGGTTTAAATCTTTTGCTCCATTTCCTGTAAAATTAACATTAACATTAACTGTACCATCATAAGTAACATTTTGACTTTTACTTCCAAAGGCACCACCAGTTGATGTAGATTCTTTTAAATCTTTTGTTTGTCTCCCCTCAATAAGAGAGTTAATATTTTTATTTCCGTATACAGTATTTTTTTCTTTTAATTTATCCGTTTTTTCCGTTTTTTCTAATTCATTTAAAATTTTATCGTATCCTTCTTGAACCATTTTGTCCAAACCTGTTTGATTAGGGTTTTTGTCACGAGCTTCTTTTATTGACTTATTAAAACTATCCAATAACTTAGAATTAATGTGTTCCCCTTGTTCTCCCATTTTTTTAAGATAATCACTTAAAGCATCTGTTGGTTTTTTCTTACCTTCTTGAATATCTTTATACAGTGATTTCATATCCCCTAAAGCTGTTGTTAATTCCCCTCTAACCGCTTCGGGACTTGCAAAGTTTTTTGATGCTGCCCCTGTTAAATCAGTGCTTCTCCCTCTTGCAGATTCTGAAAGTTTTAATAAATCTTTTTGTGTAACAGCACCCCCAACAACCGCCGACTTAATCGCCTTTACATCAGATGAAATTATATCAGAATAATTCATTTGTTTTCTTGCAATTTCTTCTAAAGTTTTTGGGCCTGTTTTTTGTTCTTTAATTAATTTATCAAATTCATCTTGAGTTAATTCGGAAAGTTTTTTAGTTTCTTGGTCATTAATTTTAACTTCATATTCCCCACCTTCACCCATACTTGCAATATTTGCAATGTATTGTTTGTCTTCATCTTTAATATTTAACCCTGCCGACCCAATTGCTGAAATTCGTTTATCCGCTTCAGCAGCTGCAAGACCCATTTTACTCATTTCTCTGGCACTAACACCTGTTTGAGTTTCCATTTCTTTTAAAGTTAGTACACCCTGTGGATTAATTTTAAAAGTTTTTGTTTTTTCATCAAAATAAGTAAATTGTTTAGCAACATTGGCTAAACTATCTTGAAGTCCTGATGGGTCATTAATTGATTGATTCATTAATGCAAATGGGTCTGCAAGAGCACCTGCTGACACCCCTAATCTTTGGAATGCGGCTGCGGTTTCAATCGCCCCTTCAGGAGTTAATACTTTTTCCGCTAATGCGAATGTTTGACTCATATCAAATCTCAACATTGACGCTTGGGCTGCCATTTTGGTTAAACCTTGAACGCCCCCTTCAAATTGGTAACGATTCATTTGGTCCATATTGCTTTGAACACTAGCCATCACTTGTTTAGTATTTCCTCCAATACTTTGAATATAGTTAATGGATTTTTCTAATTCTTTTGGTATTTGGGAAATTCCAACACCAACATCCATAAATTTTTCTGATAACTCACCAACAGAAGTTCCTAAAATTTTCTGAGCGGCATACATTTGTGCAACATCTTCTTTATTAGCAACAACATTTCTTCTTGATGCCACAGCAATTTCACTAATTGTATCCGCAACAGCACCTAAATCACCACCTAACCTTACAATACCAGGAGAGGTATCGGCAAGAGAAGTTTTTAACTCATTGATTCTTTCTCTTGATTGTCCAAAAAGTTTGTTAATTTGTCCTGCGGTAGAACTAATTCTTTCAAACCCATACTCAAATTCTTTAAGTGAGAAATTTGTAGCATCTTTCATTTCATTTAAAAACCCTTCTTCTGTGTTATCTGCCATGTTATAATTGTATTAGTTATTTATAAATACAAAAGGACTGAGTTTTCAGTCCTTTTTATTATCTTCAATCCATTTATCCAGTAAATATTTCCTCATAAAAAGAGGCATTATTAAAAAATCTTGGTATCCTATGTTTAATAATGTAGTCAAATAGTAATACTCATCGAGCTGACTTTTCCTATAATCAGAAGAAAGGACGAAAAAAGTCAACCCCAAATCCTACATTAACTGTAAGTTTCTCTCCTGATGGGGTTGTAACTGTGCGAGACATATCTAATCTTGGTTCATTATCATTCATAAATTTTCGAATGAATTTTGAATCCGCGATTGGCATCGACTCAATAAATTTTGCGATTTCGCCTTTATCGGTTATCCCGTTAACTTCAATAATTTCTTTTTGAAGTCTTAATGTAACTGTTGGTACAACTCTACCCGCAGGGTAAGTGTCAGCAATTCTTTGATTTTCCAAAATTTCACCATAAGTCATTGGTTTTAACTTAATTGTGTTTTGTGATTTTGGTAAAGTGGTCATAAAAGTACCATCCTCGTTAGGTTGTTGTCCTTGACTAATTGATAGTTGGTCTAAAGCAACCGTAGTTTTAAAAGGTTTTCGAGTACCAGGGTCAGTAAGTGTTAACTCCATTTCAGGTCCAAAAGCTGTGTTTCGTAAAAAGATGAGTATCGCTTCAACATCACCTTCTAACATATCTTCAACACGTAAATCTGGTTCGTAAATTTTGGTCCTTAAAAGATTTTGAGTCATTCCGTCTCCACCCGCCATTAATAAATTCTCATCATTAGCGGTTAAATAACCGACTTTGATAGATTTTTTCTTGTTTTTGTAAAAGACTCCCTGAGATGGTAATGGTACCACATCATGGGGTAGCGTAAAATTCGCTTGTCCGTATTCTTTTGATTGATTATCCATATAAAAAATTAACCGTAAAGTTTATGTTCTTTACGGTTAAATATAATTATTAATATTTTTTTATAAATAGAAAGACTATTCTATTACTATATTAGTAAACAAGTACACATCTATCCATACGAAGTGTTGCTGTGATTGTTGCTAACGCGTCTGTGTTGTAAGCCAATGCGTTAAAGTTAACATCTGTTAAGAATGTTCCGTAAAGAATCCATTTTTCAACAACAACTCCTGTTGGGTCTAACATCTCAAGGTCAATATCTTTTTTATAACCCGCTGCATACCCCATACGACCTGTTACAGACTCAGCGTGTAAACGAACCCACTCCATAAGAGCTTGTGATGCAGAAGGACCAATTGGGTCTCTAAATGTAACATTAATTGTTTGCCAGTTGAATCTACCAGCAACATAAGTTGAAGTGTTTAAAAACGGTATCTCCGTTGCAGCAATCGTAATGTGTGGTCTTGATGTAGATTCTACAAACCATTCATTAATCCCTAAACTTGATGGAAACCTTAAAATGAATCGGTTTTGTCTTTTCGGTTCATAAGGAATCGGCATTTTCATCAATAAATCAGCCATATTATTTAAATTAGTTTTTCTTTGTTTATTATCATAAATATATCCAAATGGAAAATATTTTTATTGACTTTCTGAAATTAAATTATTATCATTACATTCCAGACTAGTTTATTTAATTCTAGTTATTTTAACTAGTTATTTTTATTTAATTATTTAATTCTAGTTATTTATTACTAGTTAATATTCTTTTTTTATTCCTCCTGCTGTTGAATACGTTTTAACAATGTTATCAGGCTTATCTTCAAAATGTTTTTTCATAACTTCTACATTTCTAATATCATCATCTGAAAATCCAATAGTAGGTTTTGTAGGAACAAAATTATTATTCACATCATTTTTTAAAAAAGCTCTTTTATTTAAATTAGAAGACAACTCTCTGATATATTCCACAAACTTATCCATTGCACGAACTTTACCTTCTTCAGGATTTGCAGCACCTTCCTCATCATTATAAGACACAGGATGGAATCTGCACAAATCTAAATAGGTTTTAATTAACTCATCATCATTCATTTCATCTTCACCTGTAAATGACCTATATTTTTTAAGATTCTTAAGAAGTTCTTCTTTATTAATCCCATTATAATCATTTATTATGTAGTTATAAACTGCCTGTTTTAATGTGTTTGGGTTATGGCCTCTCGCAGTGATTATGGAAAAAATCGACCCATTATTAATCGCTTCTCTAAAGTCTTTAAAGGCAGGACCTTCTTTAGCCCTCATTGCATCAATTAAAAAATCTTTGTCTCCCGGAGTTTGAAAATTCTTAAATGGTTCATCACCATACCCTACAATTGTTTCACCTTTGTATTTAAAAGGAGTTTTACCTAAATGATGTCTGTGTTCCGCGAAATCGTCAGTTGACATACCCACATCATTACCCTCATCTGTTTTAACTATAATTTTTGTCGGCATATGAACAATATTATCATCCCAATCAAATGCATAATATTTCATATCTGGTGAACCTTCTCCTTTAAATCCTTCTGTTAAATTTTTTTTCATTTGGCTAAAGGGGGGATTGTTCCCCCCAATTATTTTTTATTAAATATTCTCGAACGAAGCTCCTGTTGGAGTAATGAAGAATTCAATATCTATGAACTCTAATGCTTTCGTCGGTTTTAAATAGATTTTTCCTACTAATGTATTTCTATCCAAGTCTTCAGGTGTTGAAGAAACTGTTACACGGAAATCATATAAACCTCTGTCTCTTCTAATTGAGTCTAAGATTGGGTTAACACTATCTAAGAATTGTTGTCTAACGATTTGGTCGTTTTGTTCAAACAATAATCTTACTGCCACCGCTGAAATCAACTTACGAGCTTGAAGTAATAATCTTCTTACATTTAACCTGTTCAATGCTGAATCCGCTATTTGTAATGTTTTGTTACCCCAAATTACGGTACCAACGTCTGCAAATGTTGCGATTGGATTGATTCTACCTTGGTAAAGTGTGTCTCTATCTTCTTGAGTCAATTTAACTCTCGCTTTGACTGAGTTTACAAGACCTCTTGTGTAACCCGCTGATGCAAACCAAGGGAAAGCAATGTTATCAGTTAATGCCAAGTTTCTTACAACTTCACCTGTTGGTGGTAAGTAGATTTGGGTATTATTTACAGTGTCTCTAACCAAAATCCAAGGGTAATAAGTTGCTGTGTAGTTTGAATCAATTCCTGTGTTATCTAAGTTATCAACAGCCTCTTGTGGGTAAATGATATCTAAAGAGTTAGTACCATCTGGTGTATACATTAAGTAATCAGGAGTTGTTGCAATATAAACAGAGTCAGCTCTTGCATATTGTACCATTTGAATTGTTTCTTCAACAAGGTTTGAGTTGTTAACATAATCGATACTTGAAGTTGCAAATATATTAATGTTTGTTGCTTCAGGATTTGAGAATGTTAAAATACCAAGTAAGTATGCGTAATAGTCAGTGTTTGCAAAATCTTGTGTATTATTACTTACAACAATTCGTTTAAATAAACCTTGACCTGTAGCTGTTGGGTATCTTGTAGAAGACGACGCTCCTGCCAAGTAACCTGATGACCCTAATTGGAATCTATCTTGGTTAGTTCTGAATTCTCTATAAACATCCCAACCATCAAACCCTCCAGCAAAACATAATGTATATTTTCTTGAGTAAATGAAGTAGTATGGGTTTTCTTGAGTTTCAGGGTCAAATCTAAAGTCAGCAACACCACATTCAAACGCAGTTGCTCCACTTGTTTGGTATGAGTTTGCAATTGTAACAACAGTTGCTCCTGAGTCCATGTGGAAACCTCTACTTAAGTAGTTCCAAGCTTGACCTGCGATAGGTAATGCAGAACTAACCCAGTTTGGTGGATTTTGTTTACCTTTATATGATAAGAACGACTCATCAATTCCAAATTGACTTGAGAATCCTAAGTAACTTCTTCTAACAATATCTCCAGCCGATTCAGTAGCATTTGATGTTGTTCCAAATGGAGGATTAAACACTACCTCACCTGGATAATAGTATTTAGTTTTAAATTTTGGTACCGGTGAAATATTTTCAGTTGATTCATATTCTCTTTGAGTATAACCATAGAATCCACAAGGAATTGCATCTATAGGATATTCTTCAGCTAATTCAACCATAATGTATTTTGAAATTAACGCATATTCCCCATTTGCAGAACCAATTTTCTTAGCCACAAAATTGTTAGAATTTGCGTCCATATTACAATTAGTAAATTTCTCAATAACAACAGGATTTGCGTCAGTATCAAAGAAGTTTCTAACAAGTACATCAAATGTCATATTATTAAATGATAAATTAGCGATTGAAATTTTTACCTCAACATTCGCAGCGTCACCGTCAGAGATTGATATAAATTTAAATAATTTATAAACTTGGTTACCTCTTAACTCAGAAACTAAGAATGGTGTTTCAGGTGATTGGTATTTTTCAACTTTATAAGCTATTGATTGTGTGTTTTCACTTCTTGCGTCTTCAAGAGCGACTAATTGAGGATTAATACCTTTAATATATCCTTGGTTGTAAGCATAACTTAAAGAACTTGGATATAACTCTTCAACAAAGACTGGTACCTCATATCTTGATTTACCAAAATTATCTGTACCCAAAACTTTAGTTATAAATTTTGGAGATGCTGCCGATAACGAAACTTCAAAAGAGAAATTATTGTTATCTTTAGTTACACCTGAAAGTAAAAATCCTTCATATGGTGAGTTAGTAATTCCTGAATATTGACTAGTACCAATTAAAGATACATCAGTAAGTCCTGTTACTTGGTATACAGGGCCATGTTCATCAAGGTCTGCGTTATTAGAATATAATGAAATACCTCTTGAACGCAAAGTTCCCACAACCATATTATTATATTCACTATAAGCGGTTCCTGAGAAATTGTATAAGTCACCTACAATTGTTCCCGTGTAAGTAATACCACCATCATTAGTGCTTAATGACGATATATTATAATAAAATGAATAACCATCGTAATCGTTGTTCACATTCGCATCATTACTAAATGTTGCATAATACCATGGGTCATTTGAATCAGAACTTAAGTCGTTAGTATCTAAATTATTTGAATTTGAGCCAAAAACATTTAATTGATTTGAATATTGACTAACAAGATTCCAATATTGAACATCAGGAATCGCGCCATAAAATGCTACTGTTGTCGCAGAATAAGAATTATTATCAATAATAAAACTTAAATTACTATTGAAATCTTCTCCATATGTTGAAGTACTACCATCAGATAGTCTATACAACACATTATAGTTACTACTAATTTCTGTTGGTAATGCACCTCCTATAAATTGAATTGTGCTTTCCGAAGAACTTCCTGTGAATGTCGCCGAAAAAGCGGTTCCTCCTGTTGGTGGGATTATACCAATAGTTAACGGGTCAACATTGGCAGTAACTCTAATACTCCAAGATGGACCTGCGTCATATCCCGATAATCCTAATATTCTTGTAACAAACAATTGGTTAGATTGTTGTAAGTATGACTTGGCAATGTATGCCGCTTCATATTTTGGAATTTGTGTGTTTACAAATTTAACTGGTTCAGTTCCACCAAAATATGCTTGGAACTCGTCATAGTTAGTTATAAATACAGGTTCGAATGCAGGGCCCTTTATTGTTTCCCCTACTAAACCTAAGGTAGTAACACC